TGTAGATTGCCCTCATTGTCATAGAGTGGTCCAGTGAACGCAAAGTATTCACCTGCTGAGATTGCATCTTTCATACTTTGAGCAACCTCTTCAACATCTGCTGGCATATTAGTGAATGGTGCCATCTGAACTGCACCTTCATTCATATGTCCAAAGTAATCACCTGACTCCCAGTTGCCATTAATGACTGCTTTGACCTTTTCAATATAATATGGACCCCAGTTATCGATCGTTGCTGTCAGTTGTGCTTCAGGTGCAAAGTTAAACTGATCCGATGCTTGACCGAACCCTAACTTACCTTGTTTCTGTGCTTCTTGCAAAGGAGCAGGAGAGTCAGTATGCTGTGCAACCATATCACATCCTTGTGCCATCATCACATTTGCTGCTTGTGCTTCTTTACCAGGATCGTACCAAGTATTGACCCAAGTAACCATGAGTTCGACATCAGGATTCATCTTCTTTGCACCAAGATAATATGTATTGATTTCACGAATGACTTCAGGGATAGGGAAGGCGCCAACATAACAAATCTTATTTGTCTCTGTCATCATACCAGCAATAATACCCTGTACGTGTCTTGCTTGATAAAGACGAAGACCATACGATGCTAGATTATCACTCTGTTTATATCCTGTTGCGTGTTCGAACTTTACGTTAGGAAAGTCTTTAGCAACTTTTAACATTGGTTCCATATATCCAAATGATGTACCAAACACGATATCATGTGTTTCTGCCATTTCTCTGAATACCTGTTCTGCTTGTGGACCATATTGTACAGACTCGATATAAGAAGTTTCGACTTGATCGCCAAACGCTTCCTCTACTTGTTGTCTACCAATATCATGCCTATATGTCCATCCATGATCTCCAACTGGACCAACATAAACAAATCCAACTTTTATCGGATCCGCATTTGCTGCAGCAATTAAAAAGAATGACAGTATTAAGGTTGTCAACCCTTTGATAGATGATTTAATCATCATTATCCCTTTCTTGGTTTTGTGTTAATATTTCTTCCATTAACGGGAAGATTTTTGATAACACCTTGCCACATTCGATTGCGATCTCTTGGTGTTCTTTTTGTGTTCCATTACTAGATCTTAGTTCAACATAATGCATCCATGATCTCAATGTTCCATTCATATAAATGCGAGAACCAGTTGTACCTTCTGGTAAAACTGCTCTTGCTTGTTCTTTGGCAATACCATTATCTATCGCCCATTGATAACTATTTTTTGCAGCAGAAATAACTTCTGATTGTTTCTTCAACCATTCGAGTTGTAGATCAGTATCATTACTTTCAATACTATTTTGTCTATTCTTTGTATCCTGCAATCGACCTTCTCTTAGATGAGAAATATCAAGATCTTTTGTAGGATCAGCATATCGTTGACTGAACTCTTGAAATGAGAACGACCTGTGGCGTAATATTTGTCTTGCTATATCTCTTGTTGTTTCTATCTCGAGGCAAGCAGAAACCATTTCAAACGGAGACCAATGTTTTTCCCTGGCGAGATACCGCAAAAGTTTTGAAGATGTTGCTGAGTTGTTTTGATTCGATGGGTTGGATACACGGGCGCAATACGCGATGAGTTCTTCGAGGTTATCTCCATGTGGATGTAACTCCTCTATAATTTGTAACATTCTTGGTGGTTTTGAATAACTGATTAACTTTACGTTCATAATTTAAAATCCTCAAATCGTTTACCAGTTTCAGTTTTATCGAAGACTGGTGTATCATCTGTAAGTGTTTGATCATTTTCGTCTACATCAAATAATCTCATTTTTGATCGATCTACTCCAATCACAAATCTTTTATTTTGAGTGGGATCATTATATCTATTCTTCAATTGTTTGACCATCATTTGCCCTTCTCTTTCGAGTTCTTCAGTTGAGATCAAGGCAAACATCAAATCTGCTGTAGCGGGTAGTCCAAAAGACTCGGACGTATCTTCAAGCCCAACATCCGAGTTACTATAACCAGAACGAGTCGTTTGCGTTGCAGAGAAGATCGGTAATTCAAACTCGACCGCAAGACCACGTAACTCTTCAGCAATTGCTTTAATGTAAGTGTATGAATTGATTGCTCCTCCCATGGACTTCATTCGTGATGACGAACAAATATTTAAATAATCAATAAAAATAATATCTGGTTCAAATCTTCTTTTGAGTTTTAGTTCGTTGAGTAATCCACGAAAATGTCCAGAGTGAGCAGATCCAGTTGGATATTCTTTTACAATTAATTTACCAGTCGTCTTACGAGATAAGTCTTGAACTTTTTTAGTGAACATATCTTTTGACATTTTATCGAGTTGATCAATAGGGATGTTGAGTAAGTTTGCATCTATACGTTCAGCAATCCTTTCCTCTGCCATCTCCATGGTTATATATAATACATTTTTGCCATCTACGAGTGCACTCGCAGCAACATGACACATAAATAAAGATTTACCAACACCTGTACCAGCAAGAGCAATGTTAAGAGTTTTATTCGGGACTCCACCTTTTGTAATCTTATTAAAAAATTCAAGATCGAAACTAATTCTATCTTCTTCTGTGTGGTAAAATTCGTATCTTTCTTCTGCGTTTTCAACATAGTCATGTCCTACATTAGTATCAAAGGCAACTCCAAGTGCTTTTGATAATAGATCAGGCAAAGCACCTTTTGTTAGTTTATCATGCTTACCATCAATAATACTAATTGACTCCATGATGGCATTGTGTATCGCCCTATCCTGGCACCACTTTTCAGTTGAGTCTAATAACCAGTCATTGTCAATCTCTTCGGTCGTAAAAAGTTGAGGAATAATATCAGTGGACATTTGAAACTGCTCATTTGAGATATTACTTGATTCTTGTAATTCTATGATGAGTGTTTCAGATGTGGGGAGTTTATTATATTTTCCAACATACTTTCCTGCCTCTTTGAAGAGAGTCCGATAGACACCTTGAAAATAATCTGGTTTTATGAATGGTAGAACTTTTCGCATATACTTCTCATCAGTGAGAAGATTGCGAAGTATTGTTTGTTCAATGTTTATTTGCATCTCTTTCTTTCATTATTACTGATCCTTCGTCCAAACCAGTAGATATAACTGCTTCAAGTATCTCTCCTGCTACAATTTGGAGATCAACATTCTCAGTAGAAGCTTTTGGATCGGGTGTAGAAACAACCTCAAAACTAAAAGACATATTATCTTCAATCTCATTGAATCTGACTGTTCCGAACTTAATCACTGTTTCACAATACTGACCTGTAAGAATACGAACATTCCAACCATACTCTGCTTCTTCAGATGGTATCATTTCGTAATCTGTGTTTTCAATTTTTTTATTCGATATCATTTATATCATCAATAGATGGAGGTGCTATTAAGAACCTTTGTTTCAAATAGTTATTAAACCCATCATCAAATATAGGTGTCCAGAATGATTCTTCTAGAGTTTGTTTTTCTCGTACTTTTGGTTCAAGTAATTCCCCAGTTTCCTGCTCAACCCTGCAATACCAACCATTAGATGGCTTAGCGACATATTTACCTTCGAGAGCAACATCAAGCATACCAGACCACTTCTGTACTCCACCATCCCAACTAACACTAATGGGTATTGAAGACTTTTCTTTAACATAACGTGATTTCTCCACATTAATAACAAAATGGTAACCTTTTATTTCTCCACTCGATTTATCTTGACGACGACCAAGTATCCAAATATTATCAGCACTATAATATATACCAGTTCCACCAGAGACTACATCTCGAGGAAACAATCCTATCTCCTTATATGTATGATTAACTGCAATCATAGGAATATCTTTCATATTAAGATATGGTGTACACATACGGAATAAACCTTTGAGTGCTTTCGCTCTTGACATATCAGCAACAGACTTTTCATTAATGGCATCATCAAGTTCTTTTTTAGAAGCGAGATTACCAACAGAGTCAATCACAATACAAACTTTATCACCACGTTCGATACCTTCAAGTTGAGCGATAATATCAAACTTTAGTTCCTCTACGTTAGTGATCGGGGTATGTAAAACTCTATCAGTATCTATGCCAAAGTTTTCAAAATATTCTTGCGGAGAACCAAACTCTGAATCATAAAATAACAATACTGCATCTTTGTATTTTTTTAAATATGCACTTGCCATAATAAGACCAAATGATGTTTTAAAATGTTTAGAAG